ATGTGACGGTGATTGATGAGTTTAGCAAGTATCTGCAAGCGGCACAGAATAAATACAGCAGTAGTCACCTGATGGAGGCGAACAGTCAACTTATGCAGGTGTTTGGCCGCGCTGATGGTGTATTACGCCCGAAGAGCTACAGCACCATCGGCCTTGCTAAGGACAAGAGAGCAGAGTTAAGCGGGCTTAAGGTTGTGGCGCCTAGCGTTACCTTACTGGCTATGAGCACACCTGAGGATTTGTTTGAGAAGCTTGAGATTAGCAGTATCAAGGATGGGTTCTTAAACCGCTTTCTTGTGGTAAGCAGCGACATGCCAAGGCAAGTGCGGAGGCACAAGGAGCCTCTACCCGTGCCGCAGAGCATTATGGATTGGGCGGCTACTATTGCTATTCGCCGCGGCACCCAGCCAGACAGCGCAACGGATGAGCCTGTGATTCATACACTAGAGTTCTCGCAGGAAGCTATGGAGATGCAAGAAGTGTTTCAACAGGATTGCATTGACTTGGCTAGCAAGCTGGAGCGGTTTGGCCTTGCTGAGATGCCGATGCGCGCCAACGAGATTGCCATGCGGATCAGCTTGATCCACGCGCTGGGGAGAGACCCGCAGGCCGCTTATGTGATGGGCGAGGATATGGCGTGGGCGATTGAGTGGGTTCGGTTTAACAACTCGGATTTGATTGGACGGCTTAAGATGAGCGTTGCTGGTAGTGAGTTTGAAGGTATGAAGAAGGCAGCGCTATTGGCTATACGTGGTGCTGGTGAGAACGGCATTGCGTTCTCACGGATGCAGGTTGAGAAGCCGTTTAGCACGTACCGCGAGAAAGACTTGAAAGAGGTGCTTAAGGCTTTGGAAGAGGCTGAGCTAATCTACAAGGACGCAAGCAAGAACGGCAAGCGGGGCAGGCCTGTTGTCGTATATTATGCAAGTGGGGAGTAAGAGAATGGGCGCGGTCTCTTGGGTTGTCGGAGTGTGGGTTGCGTTATTGTTTACGTTAGTTGCTTTAATGGGGTGTGCACCACTACCTGCAACTAAATACGATTGGGCAGCGGATGAGGCGTTTAAGCGCGTTAATTTCAACAGTAGAAATAACTGGTATAAGCGTGATTATACGCCCGTGCCCGCAGGGGAGCAGCGTTGGGGTAACTGTGCGACTTTTGCTGCAACGGCTGTTAGCATTTTGAAAGAACGCGGCGTTGATGCTGCTATTGGCGAGTGCAACAGTTATTGGGGGCCGCACGCCTTTGCGGTTGTTATCGGCCAAGGCTTTGTGATTGATAGTGTGCATCGCACGGCTGTCCCATTTAGTGAGATGGGGTGCCGATAGATGGCTAAACCAGAAGGACTTATCCAACATGCCATATTGGATTATTTGGCGAAATTAGAGATGCAAGGGAAATTAATGTTTTGGCGTCAGAATAACACAGGCGTATGGGATGCACGCGCTGGTTGTTATCGCAAACCATCAGGGCCAGGCGCGCGTCTTGGCGTGCCAGATATTATGGTTATACTGCCACCACACGGCCAGCTTATGGGCATTGAGTGTAAAGCGCCTAAAGGCGTACAATCAGGCCCGCAGAGCGGATTCCAGCGCCAATGTGAGAAACTTGGAGCTGCTTACTGCTTGGCCAAATCTATTGACGATGTGGTAGCTGCGTTAGCGGCTTCACCAAAGCGTTGATATTCTTGCAGAGATGCCAATGGATAATACACACGCCCACCGATTCGGATAAACTTAGGGCCTTTGCCATTTTTACGCCATAGAAAAAGAGTTCGACGGCTGACATTAAGTGCTTCTTCAACATCGACAACTGTTACATTTTCTTGCATGTGTTTATTTCCTTTTGTTTATATTTTTTACACTAACTTGAATTTTTGTTCTTGACAAGGGGGGTTGTTTAGATGAAATTATGTGTAACGAAAGGAAAAAAAGAAATGAATGAGCTACTAGAAGCAACGGGCCGCCTTAACAAAGTGCGGATGGATATAGAAGAGCTTAAGCGTGCCGAGAAGTTTATTGAGGCAGATATTCTTAAGCTTGCCCATAATCAGCTTGCCGAACAATTTAACAAAGCTGATTATGGAACAGGAACAGCAACTCTGACAGTTGGTCATTTTAAGATGAAGGTGGTGATTAGCAAGAAAGTTAGTTATGATCAAGATGGGCTAAAGGCAGTATGCGAACAGCTTGCTGCTAACGGAGAAGATATTGGAGAGTACGTTAAAACCAAGTATGACGTAGCTGAATCAGCCTATAAAGCATGGCCAAGCAGCTTGCAAAAACTATTTGAGCCATACCGCACGGTAGAGGCTTCTAAACCAACAATAAAGATTGAGGTGTAAAATGTCACATCCACGCATTACCAACACAAGCAATGCCTCCGCGCAATACATTAAGGTTCTTGTTCACGGGCCTTCTGGAAGCGGTAAAACGCGCCTATGTGGCACGACTGGCGGCAAGGCGTTGATTATCAGTGCTGAGGCTGGTTTGCTCTCGTTGCGCGATCAAAATATCGATGTATGGGAGATTAAGTCGATTGACGACCTTAAAGAGGCTTATACGTTTCTGCAGACAGATAAATCATATGATTGGGTTTGCCTTGATAGCATTAGCGAGGTCGCAGAGGTTGTGTTGTCGGCTGAAAAGAAACTGACAAAAGACCCACGCAAAGCTTATGGAGAAATGCAGGATATTATGACTGGCCTTATCCGTGCGTTTCGTGATTTGCCTAAAAACATCTATATGAGTGCCAAGCAGGATAAGGTTAGGGATGAGGTAACTGGTGGGGTGTTTTTTGGCCCCAGTGCACCTGGGCAAAAGATTGCAGCAAGTTTACCTTATTTTTTTGATGAAGTAATGGCCTTGCATAACTGGAAGGATACAGAGGGTAATTATCAATCTGCACTCCAAACCCGCCGCGACGCAAACTATGAAGCCAAAGACCGCAGCGGAGCGCTTGAACCTGTTGAACAACCTAACCTTGGTGCGATCCGCGCTAAGATATTAACCCAAACCAAAGGAGAATAACCCATGGCACTAATCCCACAATCACAGAATACCAATGTTGAGCAAATCCTTGCCGAAGCTGGAGGGGGTAGCAATGTGCTTATCCCAGCAGGTGAATATAAGGGCGTGTTTTTAAAGAGCGAGATGAAGGATACTAAAACTGGTGGCAAGTTTTTGGCTATGACGCTTGCCATTGTTGAAGGGCCGTATTTAGGCACTGAGTTCACCGAGCGCCTTAACTTGGTAAATGACAACGCTGTTGCTGTTAAGATTGCATTTGAGACGCTTGCGCGTATCTCCAAAGCGCTTGGCATGACAACAATTCCGCAAGATAGCGCTGCACTGCACAACAAACAGCTTATTTTTAAGGTTGTGACCGAGGCTGGCAAGCCTTGGACAAATAAAGATGGAGTTGAGCAAGAGGGTAAAGACAAGAGCGTGATTGACAGCAAAGGATATGCTACCGTCGGCGCTGTCGGCATGGCTGTAGGTGGTTCCACTGCGACATCAGCTGCTCCGATGCCTTGGCAGTCATAATCAGTAAGAATATACTTATAACATCAAAAAGGAGTTAAGAAGATGGTTTATGCTGCATATTTTATTGTTGGTTTTTGGCTTGGTGTTTGCGTTATTGGCTTTTTCCTATGGAAGAGCCATCTTAAGCTTATAGACGAAATCAACGCTCTTCAAGGCGCCGATGACCGATATAACCTTCTAGCCGCCCGTGTGCGCGGCATCCAGCACAGCGGTAAGCCTGTTGGCAAGGCTGAGGTTCAATATAACGTGCAGCAGCCGAACGGTAAGTTTGGTAAGTTTACACTGCCGTTGGTGTAGCCATGGTAGCTATCCCACAACAGCAATGCCCAACCATCGCCGCTGTTAAGGCGGCGGCGGTTGCAAGCCAGAGCAAGGAGCGCCGAGACTATCTTGGCGCTTCACAGCTTGGCAACCCGTGCGCGCGCGCTATCTGGTATGAGTATCATGGCTATGAACGTGAGCCGTTTGACGCTGAGACGCTTTTTAATTTTGAAGACGGCCACCGCACCGAGGAGCTAGTGATTAAACGCTTTAAGGCGCTGCCGTTCATCCAAATATGGGATGTTGACGCCGCTGGCAAGCAATGGGGTTTTAGCGCGTTTGGGGGTAAGCTTAAAGGCCACCTTGACGGGGTTATTCTTGGTTTGGTGCAGGCGCCTAAAACGCCGCATGTGTTTGAGGTTAAAGCGTGCAATGCCAAAAAATATGCCGAGCTTGCTAAGGCAGTTGCAGATTATGGCGAGAAGCAGGCGTTAGAGAAGTGGAACGCGACTTACTTTGCCCAAGCACAGCTATACTGCCACTTCATGCTGTTAGATAGGCACTATCTTGTTGCTGCTATGGCCGGCGGTCGTGATATGATGGCGATACGCACCGAATACCAGCCAGAGGTTGCTGAGCGTTTGGTAGATAAAGCTGAGAAGATATTGCAGGCCACAAGCGAGCCTGCGCGGGTGAGTGATAAGCCAGACTTTTATTTATGCCGTTGGTGTGCTTTTGCCAAGGTGTGTCATGGAGCGTAGGTCTATATGGTGCTGCCAGTGCGCCACAATAGTTCAAGCTAGGTTGACCAACGGCGCTGAGGTTTACCCACATCGTCATGACCTTGCCGAAGTTCCGCGCTGGATTTGTGACATATGTAAGAACCATGTGGGAACACACTATAAGCGCAAAAGCAATGTGACGGAGCCACTAGGTAATATACCAAACAAAAAAATAAAGATGGCTCGTATGGACATACATAAACTTATTGACCCACTTTGGCAGGCTGGAAAAATGACGCGCGGCGCTTTATACGCAGAGCTTTCTGAAAAACTTGGATATGCTTACCATACAGGCGAAATAAAGACGATTGAAGAAGCCCGTAAGGTGTATAAAGCAGCGTTGGAGATATGCCATGCCTAAAACCCTAGCCCCGCACCAGCTTGCAGCCGCAATAAGCCCGTTTGACTACCTTGCGGCCAAGCGCGGTACAGCACCGCTTATTGTGGCGCCTGTAAGCACTGGTAAAAGCCTGATTATGGCAGAAATCATCCGCCGCATATCAGAGCAGGCGCCGCGCACGCGGATTGTAGCGTTAGCACACGTTCGCACCCTGTTGGAACAGAATGCGGCGGAGTTGCAAGAGCATTGGCCACATGCTGACTATGGATTCTATTGTGCTGGTTTGGGGCAAAAACGTTTGCATAATGACATTACTTTTGCCTCGATTCAGAGCGTGCATAGCAAGCTAAACAGCTTTAACCGCGCCCCGCAGGTAATTATTATTGATGAGTGCCACCTTATCTCACACAACGATGCCACCACTTACCGACGTTTTATTGATGCTTGCCGCAAACTAAATCCAAATCTTGTTGTTATTGGCCTTACTGGCACTCCATTTAGAGCAGATAGCGGGCGCCTTGATGAAGGAAAAGACCGCCTTTTTGATGGTGTTGCATATGAAATCCCCATGCGTTGGATGATTGAGCAAGGATACTGGTGCCGCCCCGTTGCGCCTAATCTTGCCACTAAAATGGATGTGACAGGCGTTACCGTGGCACGTGGTGACTATGTAGCCAGCCAGTTAGAGAAGGCCGTTGATGTAGACGTAGTAACACAAGCATGTATTAAAGAAACGCTGCAACACGCTGCTGGACGGCGTAAGTGGCTGGTATTTACTGCTGGGATTGACCATTGTGAACACGTTAGAGATGCGTTTAGGGCTGCTGGGATAGATGCCGAAATGCTTGTTGGAGCAATGAGCAAAACACAACAAGATGATGTTATGGCGCGGTATCGCCGCGGGGCATTCCGCTGCCTTGTGGTAGTGGCTATGTGCACAACTGGGGTTAATATTCCAGATATTGATTGTGTTATCTTCATGCGCCCTATGCGTAGCCCTGTGCTGTATGTTCAATGTATTGGCCGTGGTGTGCGCGTAGTCGCTAATATTTACGGATTAAATACCGCCGTTGAGCGATTAGCCGCTATTGCAGCTAGTTCTAAGCCAGACTGTCTATTGCTCGATTTTGGCGGTGTGGTCGCCGAGTTAGGCCCTGTGGATACGATTGAGGTGCGAAAGCGGTCTGGTGGTGGCACTCCGCAAGAGGTAGAAAAGGTAGAGGCAAGCCCATATAAACGCTGCCCAGGGTGCGGAGCTATCTGCGCAGCGCAGCAACGGCATTGTTTTGAGTGCAGTTATAGTTTTGTAACACAAGACCTTGACCGTAAGGCGAGCAATAAGGCCGTCATAAGCACCGATACGCCGATTGAAGAGTATGATGTGATTGCCGTCACCTGTAAGCTGCACCGTAAGAAGGCCGATGAGTGGGAAGTGTTAGATGGCAAACAACCAAAAGGATTGCCAAGTATGCGGGTGACTTATACTACTATGAACGGTAGCTTTGATGAGTATATTTGCTTTGAACACCATAAATATGAGGCTGGAGATAATCGGCGCTATGCGTGGGATAAAGCCGTTAAGTGGCATAAAGACCGAGTTCCAAACTTGCGCCCACCGATTAGCATCCCAGAGGCGCTAGCAATGGGGTATGCTGATATTCCTGTTAAAAGCATTCAAGTGCGTAAAGAAGGCAAATACAACCGCATTTTAAAAGTTGAATTAGGTAGTATTGTAGCAGAAAAGCAACATATTTTAGAAGCTAATGGCTTAAATCCTAACGAAATACCTTTTTAAAAATAGTTGTTGACGTGAGTGGTCTGTATAGCTAATATACACACAAGATGAACGATAAAGAGGAATAACAACATGATGCTCTCTTATAAAGACCTTAAAGACCGCTCACACTTGCCATATATTCCAATGTCCGTATGGATCGCTGGATTAGCTGTTGGCTCTATTTTAACATCCGTTGCAGTTTTTTGGTAGGGAATAACGAAATGAACATTCAAGCACTCAACTGGAAGTCACCAACGACAGTCATGGGTTATATTGTCGAAGATACTGATGTAAACGAAACAATGCGCGGATATGGCGATGAGATTTTCTATAAATCATACCCCGTCACCATCAAGGAATATTGGGCAACTGGCTTTAAGTGGGAGCACCCAAACAGCGGTATTATTTCAGGCAATCTTGATAAGCCGATGTTGATTTCAACCACCACCACGGACACCGAAGGTTATGAATTAGAGCATGAGACCTTTGAAACTGATTTTATCAAAGCCGCAAAAGCCAAGCTTGGCAATATCAGCGAGCTTGTGTGGTTTGATTTTGATTTTGAGCCAATGGATGAATAGGAGATAGATTATGAGCTATTTAGAGGACAAAATTGAAGAGAACATCAAAATGCTCGCCGGGATTGCCGAGCTTAAGAAGCACATGGGGATTGCAATTGAAGTGCTTAAGGATGTTTACCCATCAATTGAAAACGACACAATGCGCCATAAAATCGGTGAGTTTATTGTAGTATTAAACGCATTATATCCAACCAATAATAGGGCATAGCCAATGAAACGCTATCGAGTTTCAGTTATCGAGTCATTGTGCTGGTCTACTTACGTTTATGCAGAATCAAAAGAACATGCCGAGGGGATTGCTCAAGGTATGTGGGAATCAGACGGCCCCGAGGCGTTTAAATGCACCGACAATGACGTTGACGGTATTATCGCCGACGAAGCACCACGACAACAATAGAAAGCGAGGAATATGGACGCAATATCAGCACTAGAAACTGCGCATGAAATTAAAGACAAAGTTTATAAGGTAGACTTTCAATACCGAGAACTTGCACATTGTTTTATTAACTCACAAGCCAAACTCGCCAAAGTGCAGGAGCAACTGCGTGTGGCGGCGGAGGCGATTAGAGAGCTTGAGAACTTAAACGACCAAGAAGGCAGCACGCTGCGGGATGTGTTCATTCATACCATGGATAAGAAGCGGTATCTGCAAAACAATGTGGTTGAATCAGAGCGCGCCATCCTCAAAGCCCTTCAACAAATCGCTGCGCTGGATGCGCCGATAAAGGAGGGGGTGTGATGAGCTACGCATCTGAACAAGCTGTATTAAATCAACAATGGAATGCTGCCGCGCAAGCTTATGATGCCGAATTTCAACGCGCCAGACCGTTTATGCTTTTAAAGCCACGGCTATACCCTGACGGCGATATGTGGTGCGCTCTTTATGGCGATGACCTTCAAAATGGATTAGCTGGTTTTGGCGAAACACCTGAACTTGCGGCGGCTGATTTTGATAAGAATTGGCGTGAATACAAATTACCAAAGAAAGCCACAGGCCATGAACAATAAACCACGGATTGAGCACAGCGCAGAGCACCCGTTCAAGAAAATCTATCTCCAATATGACCCCACAGGGCATGAAACAACGTGGTGTCAAGACAGAATAAACGAGGATAATTTTGAGTATGTCGCAGCATCCACCACGCCAGTTACCGATGCGGTGGAGTGTGTTAGCCAGCTTAACGT